CCGCGCCACTCTCTGTGTGCCCTTCTGTACCGCCCGTTTCCGGCGTGCCGCTGACATTTTCTTGTTATACCGCTTCTTGGCGGCTTTCGTGCGGGCTTTCTTTTCCTTGTCCGTCTCTGCCTCGGCCCGCTTTTTTCGGTACATATTGTTCCGCAGGTCTGTTGCCTGCTCTCCCGAGATGTACTTCTTGCGCAGCTTCAGCTTACCGTCTTTGTCCTCGTACTCCTCGGTGGCCACCCACGCACCGCGCCCGTTCGGGTGCCTCTCCCTCCGGTATTCACCGGTGAGCCGTGCTTTGCCGTTCAGGGTCTTCTGCTTGTCCCACTCTTTCTGCTGGGCGCGGGTCGGCTTCCTGTCGGGGTCCTCGCCTCTGCCGATCGCCCGGCTTCGCTGGTAGTTGTCGTATGCTTCCTTACTGTAGAAGTAGTAATATTCCGTGTTGCCGTTCCGGTCCGTGCCTACTTCGACCCGCTGGTAATACTTGTGGTTCTTCCGCGCACTGCCCTTCCCGAACAGCCCGTGCTGCATGAATTTCCAGTAATCCATTTTGATTTCTCACCTGCCTTCACTTCAAACTGATTGCATGGGCGATATGATCCCACCAGTCACCTCTCATATGTAACCTCACTCAAATGCATCCCGGTTCAGCTTCCACGCCACGTAGGCATCCATCAGCGCCGCCACGGCGTCGATTTTCTTGTCGTGCCGCTGCTTATAGAGCTTCCGGGTCCCGTTGGTGTCCTCCAGCGTGACGCAGTTGCCCATGGCAAACTCCATCAGTGCCTCGTCGAACAGCAGCTTTCTCTGTTCGCTCAGCTTCTTCAGTTCGCCCAGCGGTACGCTCTCCGTCCTTGCGCCCTGAATGACCTTCTCGATGCCAAACGGGCCGTTCTCCTGCGCCCACCGCTCCACGAATTCCTTCGCGTTGTAGGGGTCGTAGCCAAAGGCTCGCACGTCGTACTCGCTCTGCAGGATGTAGGCGTCGAGGTCGTCGTAAACCTGCATCATGTCCAGCACAGTCCCGTCGAACACCTGCAAAGTGCCTTCCTTCATGAACTCTTCGTACTTCTGCCGCATCGCCAGCGGAAGCTGTGAGAGGGTGTAGCTGGTGATGTAATCCCGCGTTTTCACCCCGAAATATCCGTTCTCCAGCGGGAACAGGAAGTCAAACGAGCAGAAATCGTCGCCCAGCGAAAGGTCAGCGCCCATGGCACAGGGCATCTGCCAGAAGTCCCGGTGTCGGTGCCGCAGGGTCTCCTCATAAGTAAAGAAGTAGGTGTAGCCTTCCATCGGCAGGTTGAAGCGCTTGGCCAGAATATCATTCCGTGCACCGGGCGAGTTTTCTGCGCGCTCCACATCCAGCTGATAAGTCTCGTAGCTCACAGTCTGCCCGAGGTTCGGGTTTGCCTTCAGCCACATTTCCGGCTTGCCTACTTCGTCGATAGAGTCCAGCTTGTAGTAGAAGATGGAGACATGCGGGTTGACATACTCGCCCTTCAGGATCTCCATCAACTCCATTTTGATGGTGTCGCCGCAGCCGTTTCGGACAGTACCCTCCGAGCTTGCCGCCACGATGAGATAATCTTCGTTCTTGGCTGCGCCCTGCTCGATGGCGCCAATGGGGTCTTCCCGGATGTCGCAGGAGAGCCATTCGTCCACGGTCGCCACACGGTCGCGCCGGCCCTGTAATTTCTCGATGGTCATGGGGCGTATCTCCAGCAGCGAACCCGTCAGGAAATTCTCGATTCCCTTCTTGGTGGAGGCCATCTTCACCCGGTCGCTCTTCGCACCCGTGGTGTTCTGGATGCTGCCCATGGTCATGAACTTAAAAACAGGTCCTCTCGCCCGCGCCAGTGCTGTCCGGAACGGCGAGAGGACTTCTTCTGCCTGTTTCATGGTGGGGGCAGTCGTCACCTGCTGGGTCGTGCTCTTGTCCACCGTCATAAAGTAGGCCTGTAAGCACTCCAGATACATGGTCTTTGCGGCCGCACGGGTGATGATGAGATACTGCTTGGTGATGAGCCGCTTCTTGATACGCTTGCGCTCGTAGTGTCCCCCATGTCCGCCGGGGTCCGGCACGTACACGCTCCGCTCCACAAAGTAGTACCAGCCGAAGATCTCCTCTGCCCAGAGCTTGAAGCTGTCCAGCAGTTTCAGATCACTGCCGTCGGTCAGCGTCAGCTCCCTCTCGCAGAACTTGATAAAGCCGTTGACGGCCTTGTCGTCGTAGTAAACGCCCGGGTTTGCGATGAGGTCGTCTATCCGGTTCATTTCCATTGAAATTTCCCGGCAGACAGGTATCTCGCCCCGCATCACGGCCTCCCTGAACCGGCCGTAGTAGATGGGCGTGGCCGTGTTCGAGAGTGCCATGATTCAGTTCTCCTGTCAGTCGTTCATTTTAGGTTCGAAATAAGGCTTATGAAGCGTGCTGAAACACCGTGCCGCGTTTGGACATGCATTTGTCTTGAATCGAGCGCATTTCCTGCAAATGCCATATTCGTCTGACTCATCGGTTGAGCGCAAAACCGTGCCAAAGATGAGCTTTTCGTTCAGTTCCATTGTCATGCCTCTGTTTTATCAAACTCGATGTTCAGCCGGAACTCCATTTCTGCAACGGTATTTTTCAGCGCCTCCATGGCGGTCGAACTCTGCGGCGGGTCGAACGCGAGCCTTACCTTTGCGCCCATGTAGGACGCGATGGCCTTCACCCGCTCGTCTCCGGGCAGAAAGTCGTCCCACACGGCACTTGCGTCCACGATGCCAAAGCCCTTCTCCGGCCCGACTCCCAGCTGCTGCAGCACCAGAAATACCGCGTTGATGTGCATGATGATGTCCGCATCAAACGCCGTGTAGCTCTCCGCTATCCCCAGCAGCTTCTTCACGCTTGTCAGAATGCTGTCCATAACTACTCCTTATAGAAAAGAAAAAGCGCACCGACTGTCAAGTCAGTGCGCCAGAAAAATTTATTCAGTTAGAGCTATCAGCCCATCTACAGAAATCGAGGAACGCTGGATTCATCAGAACAGTGTCCATGCGAGACAATGCATTAAAGAAAATACCTTTTTCCTGCATTTTTGCTTCGTCAATCTTGTAAAGATGAAAAGACTCATAAATTATTCCACAAGCCTTCAGATAATCCAGCACCTGCCGTTTTATAACACTATTACCAACCGTAACATGTTCGATTCTATCCGCCGTTTTGGCCAAAGTATCCTTGCGATGTGTTCTGAATTCTACCAGAATACACCGCATCGCATGAATGAACTTTACAATATCAAAATTTGATATATCCTCAAAATCATAGTTGTATGGAATCAGTGAATAGTAGTTCTTTAGATTTGGTGCGTTGACTCTTAAATTGTCTGCTTTTGCAACATCAATCATTACGGGTTCTCCCGTGAATCCTTCATGTGCAACAAGTAAGCAACTCTCGGGATCGTACGACTCAATAGAAATATTTCTCGCCTTTAACTCAATTTTTTTACAAATGACAGACGAGTTGTAAATTCTACAGTCCATCCCTGCCTTTCCAACATACACTTCCGCATCAGGTATATCAATAGAAACACTGACGAGCTGATCAAATTCTAACGGTTGCTCGGTCAAATTTATTTCAGCAATATAATCTTCTCTTTTTATTGCGTTCTTTTGTCCAGGAATCATTCCGAACACTACCATGCATTTTGCGTTCTCTATTTCTGATGCAGGAATCTCTGTGCATTCCAAATACGGACGCTCATACACAGTAGCCTTGGCCTTGAAAGAATCATACACATAAGAAATATGATTTGGCTGAACCATTTTATTGGAAATCCGCATATAGCAGTCGAAGAAAATCTGCGAGAGGACATAAGCCTGACTTTGCGAACTTTCAAAGTACATATCCGCTAAGGTCGCATATTCCTCATTCAGTATGATTTTAGCTAAAGCATAATCTCTAAATGCCGGCCCCGTGAAATCAATCTTTTTTCCGAGCCCATTTCCTATGACACTGTTCCTTATAAATGGGTGCTGCGGTAAAAAGGAATCAATTATCGACTGATATTCAGCGACTAACTGCGGCGGCAAAAAGTTTAATTCATAATTTTTATAGCTGCAATCTTGGAAGATAATGTAGTATATGATTCTAACCAACTGTTCCTCTGGTGAATACACCTTTCCCCAGTCAGTAAACTCCGGGTGGGCGGCTGCGCATCTCTCCCTAAACGCCAGACTTACTTTTTCTGTCTGCTCACGGTTAAGTAGATCGTCCATTATTTTTGTGATAATAGCCACGCAATCTTTCTGATTCGAAAGTTCACTAATCATTTTTTGACGATTAGGCGATTCCTTAATATGTGTCGATATTGCTTCCAATACCGGAGCATATCCCAGAAAAGACAACCTTTCGTCGTCCGTGATATTGCTTTTAACCACATTATAATACTTTTCCGCACATTCGGCGTCAGGCTTTGTCGGAGTTTTCTTTCCTGCAATGCTTTTCACAACGAAATACTTAGCCGCAGATTCATCAAAAAATCCTATTTCGTAATGAGCGACAGAAATTTTGTTTTCCGCACAGAACGAAGCAATATATTGAGCAGTTTCCGTTCTTGCCAGCAAAAAGACTGTCGGCATCGTATGCGCCGACAAGCTATCGCTAATATCTGCGATAAAACCATTCAGCATTTTTCTTCCAGAAATAATTTCTGCTTCGTCAAAGGCATCAATAACTAACAGGACATTGCCAACATTCAAATCAGCTATGAACTCTGAATATTTCGGTGCACCTACGGCGTTAAGAATAGAGCCCGCAAAACTATTCGTGCCCACTTTGACCTTTGCCAGATTCCAGTAAAGGGCATTAAACCGATGTGCAATATATTTTGCTAACGAACTTTTTCCTGCTGCGCCAGGAGCAGAAAGCAAGACAAACTTAGGCTTCAAAGTTGACAGTGTTTTTTCTGTCTTTACATCGCTAAAAGATGGAGGGATATAAAACAGTTCTTCATCTATATAACCGATATAGTCCAGCACGCTATCATTCAGTGAATACCTTTTACAGAAATTATAGGGACTAAGAATTCCGTCCAGAAGCATTTGACGTCCTCCTATGATAGAGTTGACATACTTTACTATATTATAGTCTCTTATCATCTTCATGTCAAATTCTCCCAGTCACTTTTGCTACTAAGTTTACACCCGATTTCTTTCTTAAATTGTCAAAACACCTTCCTCCATGGGCATGTATCGCCCGGTCTACGTTCTTCATACGTCGGCTTCAGGGCGCTCTCGTCCCCGTAATGGATGGCCTTGTGTGTCGCATCCGACACGCTGATGACATTCTCCGGGTCGAACAGTGCTTCCCGGTGCTCGAGAATATCCTCTTTCGTCAGAGGGTTGATGTGGTGTATCGTAATGCGCGCCCGGCTCACCTTTCCTCCGCTGGCTGTGATGTCTGCGATAGGATGGTCTTTGCACCCGAGGTCGCAGCCTCCGTCCCGCACGATGATCCTGTCCCGGAACTGCCTCCACTCCTTTGAGCGGTAAAAGTCCTGGTTCAGGTATCGGTCAAACCCGAAGGTGTCCTTTCCCACCGTCCCGTGAAGCTGTAAATACTTCAGCCTCTCCTCGAATGTCCCACATCGGCACATTTCGCTGTAGCTTTTCATTTCAGTGTCCTCATGAGTTCGTACACCAGTAATATCATGCCATGTAGGTCCGCCCCGCAAAGTGCAATCCAACTCAAGGTATTATCCGGTTTCTTCCCCAGCCATACCGCCAGCAGAAAAGCCGCAAAACATGCAAGGAAGCTCGACAACAGTATCCTCTCGAACTCTGTCATAGAGCCGCCTCTTTCTCAGATGTACCCATGGTCCATTGCAAATGCACCAGCAATCAGGAATGTGACTGTCACAAGAAACACGGCCCACACCATATTGTCCTGTTTCTCATTCACGCCGCCGTATTCACCGAACCAGAACACCTCTCCAAACAACGCCGGGACTGCCACGACCCAAAGCATCCGGAACACCTCAGCACTCATACTCTTCTCCTTCGCCATCATCCTCGCCGGAATACTCTTTCATGGACTTGAGCACTTCCAGGTACAGCTCCTCGTTGTCCTTTGCTGCATTGATGGCCTCAGTCTTAGCCCGCAGGAGCTTGTTCTCTTCCTCGAGCTTCTGCTTTTCCAGCATCGTCTTACTCGTCGCCAGCTTCAGGAAGTGGGTGGTCTCTGCAGAAGAGGCTGTTCCTTCCCGTATCCGCTTTTCCACCAAGTCCATCGCCAGTGAGATCATCTGGTTTTCTCTCGCTTCCGGAGTCAGTGCCGGCCTCATTGCGGGCAGGTCAGCGCCGGAAGTTTTTCTTGCGCCCATTTCCGGCACCATCCTTTCTGTAAAATTCTGTCAAATATCGTTCGCGTTCTCATCCGCCAGATTTTGGTTTACCCGCCATTGCTGGCGTTTTTTTGTTTTTGCAAAGTTTGCCATGCATAACTTCATGACAAAAATAAAAGGCTTTTCTAAGGGTTCACGGGTATGTCAGAGCAAAGCAGTAACTCGACACAAAAGGAGGAAATGATTTTGGGAAAGTTCTATTGGAGGTTGAACGATCATGAAAACGTATCCATACCCGTACCACAAAGGTATAATAAGGGAGTTCACCCGTGAACCCTTAGAAAAACCGCCGAAGCCCGGTCTACTCCCCAGACCTCGGCAAGTTTGCTCTATAAAATATCAATGGAGGTCAATACTAGGCATGAAAGCCCAAATATCAATTTTCCCTCCGGAGAAATATCAAAGACCGGCGCGATTTGAGAGGGGGTGTTGATTTTGCGACCCCCTCCCTATCCCCTTACGCGCTTTGCGCAAGGGTCGTGTCGTCTTCGACCTCCATCTTGAGCTTCTTGTAGATGTTGAGCGGGTCATTGGCGATGATTTTGTCAACAGCCTGCTCAATTTCGTATGCGTTCTCTGCATCCGTCAGCTGGTCAGAGGTATAGGCTAGCCGCATCAGCAGTCCGCAGGAGTTGTAGCCCTTATCCATATCGAAACGATACCAGTCGTCGAACTGGCTGTAGGGATTATAAGGGTTATCGGTCGTTGTTAAAAAGCATCGAATCATAGTTCAAAGCCTTCCTTACTTATTCAGAGCACTGTAAACAGTGGACTCAGGAACACCACAAGCTTTTGCAATCTCGTTATAGGTATAGCCGTTGGCAAGCATCGCCTTTGCTTTGCCCATCTTCGCGCTGGTCATTACAGTTGCTGTCTTCGGCATCGCACGTTTAACGATTTCGTCCGGCTTAGATGCGTTGAGAATCTTCGTCAACTTAGTATGCGTAATTGCTCCAGCTTGGACAGCCTCCCATTCGCGATCGGTAAACGTAATACGTGTTTTACTTCCGCTTGCCCCAACCGAATCACGAGCACGCTGCATCTCGACAGCAGAAATCTTTTTAATTTCCTTCTTGTCTTTCTTAGGGTCAAGACCTTGTGCCTGAATTTTAGCCTTGATATTTGCGTTGGCAATTATCATTGCGCGGCGTTCCTTCGGCTTGTTGTCTATCACAGCTTTCAGCTTAGCATCAATAGATTGAACTTCAGTCCGATACTCTTTTGCCGCAGCTGGATTATATTCCATATTTTCAGTATGTACGGCTTCTAACCGTGCTTTTCTAGCGAGGTTCTTCAACTGATTAGAAAAATCAGCGTACAAATTTTCCTGTATTGTACCAGATGAGAGTGTCTGCGCATCGGGGGTTTGCGATATAAGACTGACCTTTGTCTGCGCCTCTACTCGCTTGCCTGTCTTTGGATCAATATAAGTACGTCCGGACTCTTTATAAATGAGGTTTCCCGTTTCGGGATCAACATGAGCGCTTCCGGTACGTTCAGGGACATATACGGTCTGCTTGCGGCGAGACAGCAGCGTGGATGCACCACCAAACCGCTCATTGCCGTCTTCATCCACACGGATCTGCCACTTCTTCTTCAGTTCCTGAATGCCATTCTCCCGCTCAGACCGCTTGTAGTCCAACTTGTGCTTCTCTGCATCAATGACGACCATCGAATGCTTAACTGCACGGGTGATTTCCTCAGGAGGAGCGCCGCGAAGCGTCATGTCCGTGATAAGGTTCGAGATGATTCCCATCTCTTTCTGCTTTTCTTCCTTTTTCATCAGGCGCACACCATTCGGGTTGCCTTCCGGGACAGCATAAGCAGTCTTGGGGTCGAAGTCTTTCAGCCCTCTCAGCGCAGGAGTTGCTTTGACAGCCACCTTGCTGGAAATGGGGATAGCAACAACCGTATCACCGTCGAAGTCTGCGCCGGACAAACGCTCTGCAACCTTGGAGTTGATACCAATAGCATCCTGAATGTTGCCGAAGTTCCGCTTACCGCTAACATTTTTGTTGTTGACCGTGACGATAGGAATCTCGAAAGTGCCCGCATGAGGATAGCGAATCAGTGCGAGTTGTGTGCCGTTCTCATAGGTCGGGCAGTAGCACTCTTTCTCGCTGATTTTGGTCAGCGGCAGGATGACCTTGGTAGACTGACCGGGGAAAGAAGAAGCCTTTAGAGTCATGGAGTTGCCCTCGCAGGTGTCTGCGAAGTCCATTAAAAGTTTCTGCTTGATGGTCGGGTTGGTACATTGCATTATCTCTTCGTACTCGGCTTTGCGGTCGGCCAGAGTAAGATTGAGCTGCTGCTTGATGAGTTTGATGGGTTGTTTAGAAAGGAATTGTGAGGACAGATTTTTTGCCATCGTGTCCCACTCGCCTTCCTCGCGAAGCTTGTTGATAGGAGACAGATGCTTCTGACCGTCAGCGCCAATGTATTCGCTCTGACCTGCTGCAGTCAGTGCTGCACCAAAGGGATTGTCCGGGTCGTCCTTGATGGGCTTGAGCACCTTCATCTTGGGTGTGCCAGAGGGTTTATTCGTATTGAAAATGACATCATATCCATCAGGCACATCGTCAGAGTAGACAGCCATACCTTTGAGGTAGTGACTGTTATCCACCATGATACGAACCTGTGCGTAATGGCTGTTACCAAGGCTCAGGTCATCTACACCGCGCCGAATCTCGATAACACCGTCTTTGTCCAGACCGCCTTCGTCACCATAGCGAATCGCAACGCGGTCGGAACTCATGCTGGACGGACGCTGGAGCTTCTGGAATGTCTCACCGCCATCATCCGAATGGTAGTCGCCCAAAGACTGAATGTCACCTTGATGCTCATACGCATATTTCTGGTTGTACTCAGGTTTTGCAATAACCATCACATTGGTCTGCTGGTTAATATTGGTAGGTTGCCGAATGCCAACGCCGTAGCGCTGATAACCATATTCAGCCTCAAGTCGATAGATTGCTTCGTCAAGTTTGTCAGGCGAAACACCCAGGACCTGATTGACGCCTTCGGAAACGTCAACCATGCCTTTCTTGTCAACCTCTTTTTTCAGGGTTTCCACAAGTGCTTTGGTATCGGTTTCTTTTTTACCGGCGTTACCTTTATAAATAGAGCGCACCGATGACTCCGAAATACCGAGCTTGTTTCCAATTTCGACCCATCCAAAACCATCTTCTCTCAATGCACGAACCTGATCGTACTGAAGCGCTCTTCGCTGATTAGCGGCCACCTTTCGAGCATATCGGAACTCTGTCGTGCTCATCCTATACTCCTCGGGGAGTGTGGCATTTATTTGAGCAACGAGTTCTTTTTCAGTAAACTTACCGCTTTTTTCAAGCTCTTCCACACGGGAAAGAAAATCACCGGAACGCTGGTAAGGATTCTCACCAGAGCCCCAAGGATAGCGGCCGGAGTGGCGCTTGGTACCGTAGTGTTCGAGGCTGTCGGTCTCGTCGTCCACGCCATAAAAGAATTTGATGTCTTTTTCAATCGGATTCATGCTGCTTCCCCTAACTTCAATTCCGTAATGATTTTATCGAACTCAATGATTTTGTCCATGATAGGCTTGATTTCGGCCTCGGTCGGGTTGACCGTAAAGACATCATCGTTCTGATAAATGCGGTTTTCGATTTGGATGTCCTGCGGGTGTACGCGGTACTCCAAACAGAAAAGTGCATCATAAATAAAGAGCTGCTCCATATGTGCAGGAACAGCTCCGGTCTTGAGGTCGTGGATTCGCAGTAAGTTGTTCTTAAAAGTGATAGAATCTGCCGTTCCGAAGCAGTTGCCCGAATAATAGAGCACCTGTTCCGGTGTCATACGGAAGCCGATGGCATCGTTGACGTAGGCGTTGAGCGTCTTTTTGCTTTTCGGCAGCTTCTGACCAAGAGCAATACACTCTGCCGCAAATGCGTGCAGTCTTGTGCCATTTTCCTTGGCCTGATAGCTGGCATAGGTCTCGGCAAGGCGTGCAGCATCATAATTTATCCAATGATACTTACTCGCACCCAGAAAGGCGTGCAGACCTACGAGCTTGGAATGATCGTTCCAGTTCATTCAGTATCTCCTCCTTGTTCTCCGGGTAGATGAAAGCAGCATAACTCATCTCGTTCATCTTTTCTACATAGTAGTCCTGATTTGGGCGATGAGATGCTCTTGCTGACTTCTTGCCTTCCAGTGCGGCCCATGTGTCTTCGTACAGAACCACGAGGTCAGGAATACCCTGTATCTCGTTAGGGTCTGCGTGGAGCACAATGCAGCCGGGAAAGCGAGACTTCAGCTCTTTCACCAAGCCGGTCTTGAATGTGTTTTCTAACATGTCAACCTCCAAAATAAAAAAGGAGTAGAGCACGTCTGAGACGCATTCTACTCCTCCTCATAAAAGAGGCAGATTTTTTCGCGTGAATTTTTCACGCGAGATGGGTTTTGGGGGCAAAAAGAAAAGCCCCTGCGTGATTAGCGCAGAGACTTGTTTGATTTAATGCTTAGTATCCAGAAGTCAGCTCTGTATACAGCTCGTTCGGGCCAACCATATAAGTAGTACCTTCATCGTGGTTCATGAATACACCATAATCGTCGCATAAAGGATGGCTGCCGTATGTATAATCCACCAAACTGTAAAACTGCTTATTTATCCCTTCGTATGTACGACGTTTACCGCACTGTGGACACTTCCACGTTTTGCGGCTCGCTTTGACAAGTGGGACTGCGCAGAAGCGGCAAAGTGGTTCTTTAGTATGAATTTCTACGCTTCCGTTGTCATAGCAATGAACTTCGTTGCCATTAGCATCGCATGTCATCCATTCCTCAAAACCATCTTCGTTTGAGAAACTATGGGCCCGATCCAGACCATGATTTTCAGCATCTCTCATAGTAGTCACCTCATCAGAGCTGTGTGTTATACGTTGCGACAACGATAGCACTTCTGCATACTTTGGTTCAAGTGAAAACTGTTAGGAATATGTGAATTTTCCGTGTTGTGGCCAAAAGCCCACTTTTTATCGTTAGTTATTATATTATTTTATTAAAAATTTTATTAAATTGAAGAAAAAAGTGGGTTTTTGGGCTTTTCGTATATTTTTAACGTATTTACGTTAAATTTTACGGCCAAAAATATTTTCAAAAGTGGGCAGAAAGTGGGCTTTTGGGCACTTTTGTGTAAATTTTGGCGATTGCATATCACTGACACGTGATATAGCAGACTATCATAAAGACAACAAGCCCTACAAGAACAATCCAGAACCCCTTGTCTTTATCTTTTCGCGCCCGTTCTTCAAACTCCATCCGCTTGAGCTCAAGTTCTTTCTGGTTTTCCGATTCCTTGATTCTCGCTTCATCCACGAATCGGCGCGTCTCCTGATAGTCGTCCAGCCGCACTTTCGTCCCGCAATACTCACAGAACATAAAGTCTCGATTGCAGTCTTTCACCATAAGCTCAGCACCGCAGCTAGGACATTTTACCGTCCGTGCCATATCATCACCTCCTCATTGTTGAGTCAAGAATACCATTGAAGCGTCAAAACGTCAAGGATTTTAGGGTGGACGGCACCAGATTATTATATTTTTAATTGTATTCACAAAAAATTTACCTTTCTGCGTCTTGTTTTATTATACTCGGTAGTGCTATACTTGCTTCGTTAGAAACTGTCAGCTGTATATTGCATTGGGAAAATGTAGGAGGACATATCATGGGTTTCGACCTCACAAAGTTTTTTAGCACTAGTGTAGCTCGCCCCAGCAATGAAAGAGGAAGTATCGTAAAAGTTCGCAGTAATTATAATAGTCGGCTCAAAGCACATGAGTATCACTTGGGTCGGAATGATGGTGTGGGGATAAGTAGATTCGATACCGATACTGGTGCCACCGCTGGCAGACTCTGCCATGTTAACAAATCAGGTTCGCGCGAAGAAATAAGACGGCAAATCCTTGACTTGTACAATAACTACCACTTTACCCAACAGGAACTAGCTGATGCCACAGGATATGCTCAGTCAACAATTTCTAATATCATCAATGGTAAATAACCATACTTTATAACTTTATATAAGAACCAATGTGTCTCATGCCTATGCCTCATTAAGGCGAGTATGAGGCACTTTTTATTTAATGCCTTTAGGAAATCCATCATCGTTTATGTCTCCTTTAATCCTTCACCAGCACATACACATTCTCGAGTGGCACAATAGTTCTGCTCCGCTCTCCCTCGAATCTCATGATAGCCAGCCGGTCAATGTGCGAAATGCCAAATATCTCGACAAACCCACTCTTCACCGCCGAGTCATCTCCCTTGGCCAGTGTCTTGCACCGCACCCAGAGTTTACCCGCCTTCGCCAAGTCGCTATAGTCCAGTTCGAGTTCCATAACCGTGTCACCTCCTCAATCGTACACCTTATATTCGATATTGCTCACATGGCAGACCGTATCGTAGTTATCGCCCTCGAAACGGAATCTCACCATGCCATTCGAGGTCAAATCCGAAAACTTCTCCAAATATCCGCTCCTCCCCGGCCACGGACGAATGATTTTCATGAATACCTTATGATTCATGGCTTTTTCTTGAGTTTCATGCATTTTGGTTTGCCTCCTTTGACTCTTTAATAATCCGCTTGTAATAATAGAAACCATTTTTTACGCAATAGAGTGCATCATCTACTTCATAGTAAATCTTATAGACCTGCCAGTATCCTATAAGTAACGCTAAACTAAACATATACGTTTTTCCTGCATCAATCGCATGGGTCCATAAATACAGAAGAGCCTTCTTTGTATCAATTTTGTACTTTTTTCGCATGTTTACGACATCTCCTTAGAAATCTTCACTAAAGAATTTTTCCAAGTCAAAGGGCTTCCCATCAATCATATCAAGCATTCCTTCAACGCTGCTTCGCGGCAATTTCATCGGCAATGCAATCCCGGCCTTTTCGCATTTCATAACCAGTTTAATGCCACTTTTCCCTCTAAACATGCATCTGGTTTGGTCAAGGCAAATGTCCTCATTATTGATGATGTACTCAAGTGCCTTCTTTCCACCAATAACTCCAGTTGCCGCACCCAGCACAAACACGCCACCGACGATTGCAACCTTCTTCCAGTTGATTTTCTTTTCATTGTTCTTTTTCATAATAATTTCTCCTTTGACTTCACAAAAATCAAAGCCTCACACTCGCCTCAATGCACGAATGTGAGGCCTTTTTATTTACTTAACCCTGAAGCATAAAACACACCTGTGAACTTACGCCTTCTCACCATTCCACACATATCCCGTCTCCTCATAAAGGAGCTTCGGGGAGATGTAGTAGGAAATCCGCCCATACCGCGAGTCCATCTGCTTGATGTCCGTGATGACCGCCCCATTTCTCGTGGCCTTGCCAATCGGGAGCCAACCTCCAATGATACCAGCCCGCACCCACGCAGAGTCACGACCGTAAACTCTCGCAGCTACTCGCACCGGAACAGAGCCTTTTGCAAATTTGATTTATTCCATAATTGTTCAACCTCCAAAAATTTGTGTTAAAGGCGGACTTTTCCATCTCTTACATGGGGGTATCACCTCCTTTAATCTTATCCTAGAATAGAAAAACAAAGAGCCGCAGATTTCTCCACGGCTCAGTGCCTTACTCCATATCTTCTCTCAGCAACAGCCATCCCGCCGCAGCATACAAAAAGCTCTTGACCGAAACCGACCCATAGTAGACATTTCCCATGACCTCGCACAAGTTTCGCTTTGCCGTCTCATCCGTGCGATAAGCCGCAAAATCCACGGCCCTACGTATCGCTCGGTCGATAGAGTTGTATGATTGCCCATGCCGCTTACTCAGGCTGATGAAAATATCCGTCTGGTTGATTTTCCTGCCCTTCCGAACGTACTCCATCGACTGCTCCAACGTCTCGCCAAGCAGTTCAAAGCCGGTCATTTTGTCCGGAATGCCAAGCCAAAGAAGAAATTCCCGAGTGGAATCGTTCATTCTTTCACCATACTCCCCTTCCGCGTCTTCACAAGAAAATCATACGTTTTCTGCTGCATCGTAATCACCTTCTTTCAATATAAAGCAAAAGATGCTAGCGCCAATATAGCACCTACGCACAATATTGCTTCGGTAATATCTTTCTCAAGTTTTACCCCGTAACGACTCCCGAAATAGAAGATTTGACAAGCGAACCCAATAGTGAATAAGACCTTATGCATCAGCTTTCACCATGTACTTTCTACACTTAGGTTTTCATAACGGCATTCGCTGCATGAACCAGATATGTGGTACCGTCAATCGTGATTTGCAGCTGATTGCCTTCGTAGTCAGTCCAGTTGTCCACTTTGCCTTGAACAATAGTTCCATCGGGCAACTTAATCTGTGCCCAGGAATAGGTAAATGTCGTATCAAACACCCTATAGTTTCCACAACTGCATAACCCGAGGCAGCCAACGAGCATCATCATACATGCAACGACGCAAATAATACGATTTTTCATAGTTAATCACCTCAACCAAATATCATGTAAATCAAAAGCAAGAACCATCCTGTATATCTGATGATTCTCTGTTTTTCTTTGCCGATGATCTCAGCAAAAGACATTCCGATTGCAATAGCTTGTAAAATAATGCTTGCGAGCAGCACAATTCGCATCACTTCACCATACTCCCCTTCCGCGTCTGGTCATCAGCCGGCCAGAACGTATAAATATCATCGAACACCACCGGAATCTTCTTCTGAACCTCCAGCAACAGCGGACACATCAGCTCACGCATCTGAGGATGGGCCGCCACAGGAGTACGCAGCTTGAAGATATTGCGCCACTCACGGTAGTTGGCGGTCACCACGATTTCGGTCTTCAGGCACAGGGGCAGCACACAACGAGCCTGTTCGGGACGATAGCCGTTCATAAGCATCAAAAAATAAGTTTTTTCTGCCAATTCGCAGGATTCTACCCATTTACGATAGAACAGGCGATTCTGCTCTTTATTGATATAAAACGGTTCCACAACGGTAATGATGCCCTCAAACTTCTCCTTCGAGTAGTTACAGTACCGGGTGCTCTCCTGCGCAAAGCTCGCAATGCGGTGCCGCACCAGCTCATTTGCCACGCCCCGGTCACAGGTAAACAGCACACTCAGCTGGGAATGCTCTAGCATAGCCTCATGCCCCTGCTTCACCAGAAAGCCCACCAGTTTCTTTGCCGACTCACCATCCGGCGTGATCTTGTCCTCGCTCTTGTAGCAGACCCGGGCCACCCGCTCGATCTGCTGGAGCTCTTTGATGCCGCCCTCAGAAATATCAGTGAGGATTTCGTATTTGGGTTCAACGATTTTCATAATTGGTTCTCCTTTTCATCAATCTGTCCAACATTTCAAACTGACTGAGGCTCTTTCCGTTGGCTCTTGTGACAACAATATTGATATTAAGATCTGTGCTTGGAATAATATACCCAAGATGCTCCATTCTTTTATGATCGCAGGTAGAGACTTTAGGACAAACAGCGCACCTTCCAGCTAACTGAGTACAAGCTCCAAATGACTCATTCATGTAAAAACCTCCAGAATCGAATTGAGCAACAAATCAAAATACCGCTTAAAGAACAAAGCGAGTCGGTGCAACCAATACTGAGGCTCGGACGGAATATCTCTTTCTTGATTCCGCAGTGCATAGTACAGCCATCGGTCAAATTTGCGAAACGAAATATTATTCGCCAAACACCATAGCTGAGCATCTCGATAGCTGATTTCATTGCGAATGCATAGGTCAACCACATCTTGCAGCGTAGCGTTGACTTTTACCATTTCCAGCTTCTGAGTTTCGTAATCCTCAGAATATAGCCCGATCTCTTTCGTTGGTTCGCCGGCATTGCGAATCAGAATGATGCACGGCTCATTATTTGCATATAAAATCTCAATCGTTTCGGCGTTTACTATCTCTCTTGCCTGGTCAACTGTGATTTTTCCTGTATCTACCAGGTCGGCTATCCAACGAATATCACTATACATCATTCACCTCACCCCAAGAACCTGAAGATAATAAACCACAAGCATTTCAGGGTGAAGGCAATGATTATCAGCCACGCGCAGGCCGCGATAGTAACCGCCAGAACGCCGCCAATAAACTTGCCGATTTTTTCATACATACTCATTGCTCCTCCTTCTGGTACCCGATGAAGTCGCCAATGCCGATGTCACCGTTCGGACATGTATGCGCCCTATACAGCCTTGGTGCTAAAGGCATATCTTTGTGATCCCACTCGAGTTCTCCATTGACCCTGTTCAGGAAATTATTCAGCTCAATATACATGATAGTCTCGGTATGTACTGTCACCGGGCAGAACTCATTTCCACATTTGCGGCAACGATAAATCTGATGATAGTACGTCACAATGTAGCACCTCCCATTACTGCCTTAACTCTACTCTCCGCAGAGCACAGCTCGAAAATAGCCGCCGGCATATACTCCTGCTCACAGAAGTTGAAGTGATTCTCCGCGATTTCCAGCTCCCGCAGAGGGTTATAGAATTTATACTTGCGGGTATTCTTGAGAATATCCATCATCCAACCGCAGGGCGAGCTGAGCGTCAGGAAATTGATAACAAACGCGATAATTTTCTGAAGCATATTTCGTAGTCCTTTCATAAAAATAAGAGCCGCAGATTTCTCCACGGCTCAGTTTTCTTATTTTTTGACGAAATCAACGATTTTTCGCAGCATTTCTACACCTCCACATCTTTGTGACTTGACGAGCCGTGAGCCAGCCCTTAACACCATCATGGCCAAGTAGCTGTGTGCCCATCACCTCGATAAATCCTTGATAAGCTCCATAACTTCCGGGGAGACTAAAAGTCCCATGAATACAAATAGCATCCCACATACACTGACCTTCCGAGTTATACACGACAATTTGCTCGTTGTAATTGCCGAGGTACTTCGGGTCATACGTATGCGGAACTTTAGCGTGCTTCAGCAGAATATCCAGCTTCTGCATCTCTGTCATGTGATTCCAAACCCGGAGTTTCCATGTTTTCTTAGACATGTTTCTCATTTCTGCATTTCCTTTCGTCAGTCTCCATGGTCTTTGCGATTTTATGCTGGATATAAAGTACACAGCCAGCCTGACTATCACATCCAAATGAAGCCAGCAATCCAGCAATAGCATTCAGACAGCTCAAGTCTTCTTCAGTAAATATCATTTAACCTTTACCTTAGCTTCCTTAAAGTTGATAGGTTTCTTGCTACCCTCCCGCGCACACTCCGTAAGGCACTCATTGCAAGGCTCGTCCGTCTCCAGCACCTTGAAATTCACGCACTTCGGGCAGTAGGTCGCATAGTCCACTTCGCGCATCCAGTCATTCGTCAGGTTCCACCTCCCGAACGATTGTTACATTCCCACAATGAGGGCAAGTCGTCATCACTCCGTCTGGAATATTGGTATACTGTGATCTTTTGCGGACCCACCATTCGGTCGGCGCTTCAAAATGCATACCACAGGAACTACAGACAACTGTGATAAGCGGTTCATCGTTCGAGCTTTTCATCTTCACCGCAAACCTATCATCCAACTCCGGGTGCGTCACCCGCTGGTTCAGAGCCCACAGCAAGTTCCAGCAGGCAGCGCGCAGGTGATCCTCATCGTCCATTCCGACCATGTACTTTGCCAAATGCCGGGAAGCGCTGTCCAGCAGCGAATGCAGTGGGATGCCCTTATCCACATTGTGCTCACCATACTTAAGTGCGCCCTCCTCGCAGTGCTTGCTGACCTCAATGATGCCATACCAGGGCAGAAGGTCCATCCGCCCCTTCCCTGCATGCATGTCGCGTTTGGCACCAGTTTCAAATTCGGTGCGGTTTCCAGAATCCTTAATCATTTATTTTCTCCTCCAGTTCATTGATTCGAGTGGTTAAGACGGTTCTTGCTGATATGAGCGAAATAAAACGCAGAAATTCCTCGTCAGAAGCCATTTTCATCACTACTCCTGCGCACAAAGGATTTACTTTGCAATATTCAACAAGTTCGGCACGATACGATTCGCGCTGTACCTTTAGCTGAGCAATATCTGTGCAGTTGCAGATGTCATGTATGTTTTCCAGCATTTTCAGCCTCCATAAAATTTCCTTTCGTTAAACGCTTTCTTTGAGTTCAGCGCTCTTGAAATAGCGAGGTCGATTCCTGCTCTTGACTTCAGATGGTAGTACCATAGATTCTTGTACGGGGTGTTCAGCCGGTCGATCCGTCCCGCAGCCTGCTCCATAATCTTATAGGAGTAGTTCTGGCTGTAGAATATAATGGTATCCGTCTTGATGCAGTTCCAGCCCTCTGCCCCGGCGTTGTACTGCACGAGATAAGCCCACCTATCTCCATCAGGAATTGGCTGATGCTTATGCCCATTCCACTGAGCAACCTCAACCCCTGTGCCGTAGTTCAACCCGAGCAGAATATCCAGCTCGTAGTCGAAATTGTAGAATATAATCACTCTTGGCCGTGTCATGCAAATATCAAGGACTTCCTGCTGCCGGCTTTCATCGGAATTGACAAGCTTCCTCAACATATAGCAAAACTCGCTTGCTGTCTCTATTGGTCGATCCTCCCAAGGATTCCAGCGGTTCTTGCAGATTTGCAAATACTTCGGCTTATCGTAGTCTACGAAAATATTCTCATGGTGGGACACTGTGGACCGCTCGAAGTCCATGTCAACCAGAATCCGTTCCCGCAGCCGTATCAGTCGCTGTGTGTTCAAATATCTGTCGATCTTCGGATATTTGGAAAAGCGGCTGTAGACCACATGCTGGTTGTTAAACTCAGTCCGATTTCGGAAGAAACCATTTGCGATGAACACAGGAATATAATCTGTCCAGCAGTCCCCTGGCGTAGCGCTCAGAAGAATCCACTCATTTTCCTTTGTAATTTTCAGGAAAGACTTGACCCATTTACCACTGCCAACTACTCTCTGTTCATCAAATATAACAAACGCATTCTTCACACCTATGTACTTTTCGATGTTATTCCAGGAATCCACCGTTACACTGTGCTCGTAAATATCAAGCTCTGGATCGGTACTCATGTAGAAATGAGCCAACTCTTCGTCCCACTCACCCGTATCCCGTTTCCGGGCAGTCGTGATGATATAAAGATCCGGGGGCTCTGCCATCCTTGCATATTCTTTTGTGTTTATTTGTCCGCCATAGAGTCTGTAGTAGAACGCCAAACTCGTTCTCGATTTTCCGCTTCCTACGCCTCCGCATAAGATGCATCCGATTTTCATACGGTTGATCGCATCTAATTGATAGTCGTAGAGCGTTACACCTGCCATCAGGTCGCTCACCTCATTTCCAACGTCACATAAATGGCACTTTTATTGCAGTGATTCTCGTAGGCCAGAAGCGAGATCGTCGCCTCTTCCTCATCTTCGCCCTCCCCTCTGACGGTATAAGCAAAGAGCTCTTTCCGGTTCTTCCTGAACACCTTCCAGAGTTCTTTTTTCTTAGTAAAGTCCGTGCTTTTTGCAGTAGGACATATATTGCAAGCCTTATCTATTCTGCGAAGTCCGCCCATAAATATCACACCTCCTCAAAATGAGCAGGAGTTCGTGTAGTAAACCAGGTTGTAATTCAGCGGATGGTTGTTCCAGTCGTAGGTCTGCTTGTAATCAGCAAGCGCATCACGCTCGCCGAGTTCGCGGCAAATATCATCGTTGTGCTCATAGAACCATTCCAGCGGAAGATCGAACTTGTCGCACAGTTCCGGAATATCAAAGACCCAGCTGCCGCAGTTGGTGTTCTGCATACCCTCCGAAACCATGTAATCGACGATCTCTTTTACTTTTTCTCTGCTCATAATCCTTACTCCTTCTATTGTTCAAATATCAGGCTCTTTGGCCCGGTTGCGAGTCATGCGGGAATCGAACCCACCGTACAGCCCATGCTAATGACTCAAGTAAAAGAGCCCCAGATTTCTCCAGGGCTCTCATGTGCTTATTCTTCAGGTGTACAATAATCAATGTCGAGATGCACTTTACCTTCACTATCCGTGTAGGTGACGAACTTTCTCGGCTGATGGAACATCTTCTCGTACTTCTCGACGAACTCCGGCAAAAGCTCACCGAAATCATCCTCCGTGAGGCCTACAATCAGGAATGTTCCAACGATAATATCAATGGGGATACCATAAGGGCCGTCGAGCGTCCGGTTGAGTTTCTCCATGCAATCATCATGCAGCTTTCCTTCTTCGTTGCAAATCAATGCCACCTCATCGTCCCACGGGTAAACAGCCTGAATCGGGCCTTTCACCTCTTTCTGGAGCGATTCCAGAGAACAGTCAATGTCGATCACTTCAGGGTAATGCTTTGGGCGAACCCTCAGAACTTTCATACTGTCAACCTCCCAAATTGCACATCAAAAATATAAATCGAGCTGTTTCCTTAGAGCCGCCATTTGCGACGTGGGTACTCACCGGCTGGAGCATTGGACCAAGGACCGACCCTGGCACTCGAAAATATCATTGATTAGTAACCGAAGCAGCTATACTTACGAGCCTCTTTTGCCCGTGCTTCGACGACATCCCGAGCCACATAGTTCAGGTTGATGGTATAACTGGGAATGCCGTAAGCCTTTGCGGCCTGGTTCTCGATTGCGCAACCATGGTACGCTTTCTCTTCATCATATACGCCGATGAAGTAATCGGCCTCCGACAGCATCTTGATGCTTTCGCCGAGATACCAAAGTGCCTGGTTCGTGCCACTCGGAGGATCAGGAATATAGGTCTGGATAACATCCAGTTCTTCTCCAAAGACGGCCTCTGCAATGTTGTGCATCTGCATCATGGTCCCACGGATCTGGGCTTCGGTACGGTCTTTCATAGGGCAGCTGATAAACGGTTTCTTCATATGCTTCACCTCAGAACGGAATTTCGGTGGGGTCGCTCGGCTCTGCCATGTCTGCTTCAGGAGCCGCAAACCGGGCATAGCGCTCTGCATACGGGTCAGAATCCACATCCTGCTCTACGTACATCACATCAGCATACAGGCTGAACTCACCCGGGTTGTTGCGCTTCTCCACGAGATTGCACAGGCAGTTGACGTTCTTGACACGGATGTAATCCAGCTGACCGACCATGTCGATGTCACAGAGCAGCTTCTTGCCGGTAGTAGTCACCCAGTAGACGTGCGGTGGCCACTTGGACTCCATGTTGACGTTGACCGGAACGAAATAGGTCGGCAGAAACGGCTCATCATAGGTCTTTTCCGGATTCGGACGGGTCTGCTTGACCGTTACACCCATATCCATCAGATGATGCGCCATGTCTTCGGTCAGAACCAGATTGACCCGGCGCTTATCGGAGCCGAAGCGGTCGCGGCTGGGGTCGCCGCTGAAGTTGGTAGCAAAGATGAAGCGAGTATTCTCGATAGATACCTTCTGGCGTTTGTTGATCATAAATATCAGTCTCCTTTTTTATCTTACATTAAAATTCTGTGCAGCTTCGTCCTGCACATCGTCCCATGGAATATCAGGCTTCTGCCAAGGCGGTTCACCCAAATCATTGGAAGCGAACTGCTCGAAGTCACCATACTCAGAAATGGCCTCGACAGCTTTCGTTGCCATCTTATCAAAATAAGACCGGTCAATAGTGTCCTCCAGATGCAGGTTATAGACCATCTCGCTCTCCAACCAGCGATAATCTTTCGCACCTGTCACAGAGTCATACTTGGTCTCACCGTTGTCTTTGGCACCGGCTTCTCTCACAAGCAGTGCGCCACCGCATCCGGGTTTGATAGGGCAGAACTGGCCAACGCGCCCAACAAAAATATAATTGTGCTCTCCCTCGGCCAAGTCCTCGTTTTTATCGAGGTAGATAGCGCCCTTCGATACCGATTTGGTCTCGCAGAGGTCGTTGAACACAATATCTTCGTGAGAGAAGAGTGTCTTAAACACATACGGAACCTGAAACTGAGTACCGGTGGCTGTCCACTCTCCGCCTTCCTTCTCGTTATCTCCCGGCACGTATCCATACCGAGCCTTGCAGTCAGCTGTGTCCATATACCTTGCAATGTAGACCGCATTGTTCACGAGGCACATCTTCCCGTAGGTAGCCTCATGCTCAAACTGGTAGCCGTACTTCTCTGCAAACTTCATGCAGAAGTCGATGATCTCCGGCGTAGCACCGGGGATCTTGATGGAGTCGGTCTTGATGTGTGCCACCGTGAAACCACGCTGCTGTACTTCGTCCTGCAGAGTGCGCATAAACAAAGCGCCACGCAGGGCGACAATGTTGTTCGCGTTCTTCGGATTACGGAACGGATTATCAAAGGTCGCGCTTGTCAGACCGTACACCGAGTTGATGGCAATCTTCAGCGCCTGCGCCAATGCTTTCGCCTGTGCAGGGTCATCCAGATACTTGGCCAGCTTCCCGCCAAAGAGCTTCTTGGCCTTGTCGTACTCCTTATGTTTGACATAGATACGTACATCCATAAGGTCATTGAAGTTTTTGGTGTACTCACCAAAATAGTTCATGGCTACCGCCGAGTGCGGGTGCAGCGATGCCACATCCAGCAGCGCGACATTCCAGTACATGCCAGGTTCGGCATAGACATAGCCGCCCAAACCAAGGTCTGTTCCACGGAACATGTTGTGCATCCGGCCATCGTCGCCTTTGGCCCACTCATAGCCAGGGAAAGCGTTGATGATGTTTTTGGACACCAAAATATCAGGCTCGACCTCGGTCAGCGAATCCTGTTCGCCGGTAGCAAGGTCAGTGTAGACAAGCTTTGGATGTTTCTCTTTGCCAAAGATGATGCGCGTGGTCAATGTGTTGGTCGTGTCGTTGACCGTCATTCCAGCAATATCTGCCAGGATCTCCCGGGCCACAAAGTCTGCATGACGTGCGTTGAACACGGCTTCCGTTGCCAGAACGTCATTGTCGCAGTATTCTGCTACCTTGTCCCAAAGGCTTTTCGGCACGGGCTGATCCCACGGTAAGCCAAGCTCCTGATGGTGGATGCCCAGTTCGATCTCGAACTTCTTCAGACTCTGCTTTTTGGCAGAGAAGTCATAAATATCCGTGTAGGACAGATTATACGCCTCACCGAAGAAACCGGTATGTTCGTTGATGATACGGTTCGACAGCGCATAGAGCTGTTCTGTCGTCCACCCCAGCATACAAGCCCAAAGCATATGATTGTCGTACTTGCGGTTATTGAAGCCGACGAGCCGGTAGTTTGTCAGTGCTTCGACCTCGCTGGCGGTAGGATTCACCATACGATGAACCGGCTTATCCTCGCCCGCCAGTTTCCAGTTGATGAGGAAAAGGTTCGGAAAAACCTCACAGTCAAAGAACGCGATAGGAGCCTCCAAAATATCAGTCTCACTCTTTGCTTCCTCTTTGGACTTGAAATGCATCTTTGCTACCGTCTTGACGCAAATATCAGCCTGATTCGTGCTGCTTGCGGCAAAGAGCAGGATAGCATTGCGCATATCGTCCACGTCATAGACAACATTGCCCTCGTATGCCTCCTCCATAACATGGGCAATAAAATCCACATTCGGCTTCGTGTAAGGGCTGATCTCCTTGGCAAGTGCCTTTTTGATCAGTATCCTCAGATGCCTTTCGTTCTGGACCTGCTTTGCATCAACCATTTTTTCTCCCTTCAATGGTAGACCACTGCTGATGGACGCCACCGAAATATCATTGCATTTCGACAGCTTTCTCCGCAGTGAAGATTTCCCGGTAAATACTTTGACTTCGATGTTTTCGTCGTAAATGCGGCTGAGCTTTGCAACATCGCCCGTGTAAATATAATGCAGATGGATTCCCGCACCGGATTTACTCAGCTCTGCATAAGTCCGGGGCCATTTGGATGCGGCTTTAAGATTTTTCTCAAAGCACTTCTTTCCGTCCGGTCCCGGAATATCAAAGTCGATGACGATATGCTCCTGCGGGACCCGCACGTAATGAAGCCTCGATGTATCAAGGTCGGACAGCGTCGTGTGGACATCTTCCCATTTATCGGTCGGGGTTCCGTTCTCATTGGCATATTGTGCAGGGCATCCCGCGCAAATATCATCCAGAAGCGAGTGCTGCTCTTTGAACTCGATCCATGATGAAGCAGGCGGCTCAGATATTCCCTCTTCCGCAGGTTTTGGGTCTGCAAACTCAGGAAACTTGTCCACCTTGAAACCACTGTAGTAGCTCCGAACGCGCTCCCCATTCACGTCGGCTTCCCTTTCCTTGTAATCGGAGAAATAGTTCATCAGCTCCTCACGGAATGCTCTGCGCGAATACGGATACTGGACATTCGTTTCGGTGTTGTAGTCCTTGTACATGGCCCACGCACGCTTCAGCGACACGCCGTCTTCCTTCTTAAAAATATAAAAGGAGTCCAGCATAAAGTTATAGAAGTCGTTGGACGCACCAAGCATCCGGGTCGGGATGTAATCGTCGTACTGGCGCGGATTTGCCTCATAGACCTCCTTGCAGTGCCACGCAATGCCGCCAAGCTCAAAATTCACCTTGTTCACAAGGTCAAGATACCTCTTTACAGGCAGCTTGTCCCCCGTGGGGGTCACATCGATAAGTCTTCGGATAAGGCCCGATTTTGCATCGGTTATCTTGACTGCCTTGTTTGTGCCAAGAAAGAGGAAGCAGTTGAACCTTGTGGGGTATTGACTCTTGAACTTTTCGTTCACCAGCATCGTTTCGTGGGAGACCAGCGAGTTCAGCCGGGTGTTATCCTCAATGCGGGAAAGGTCGCCGTCCTGCTGAATAGATACCAGCGGGTTCGACTTGAAGGCCTCCAGTGCAAATGCATTGGAGGATGAACCCAGCGCCCTTGAATCGAACACGCCGCAGTAGCCTTCAAAGAGCTTCTCTATGATGTTCAGCACCGTAGACTTGCCGCTTCCCGGAGCACCATACAGCACGACGAACTTCTGTATCTTTTTGGAATCACCGTTCACGACAGACCCAACTGCCCATTCCAGCTTTTCGCGTTCCTCCGGAGAATATAAAACGCCCATGAGCTCGTCATAGGCGCTTATGTTCCCGGGTTCCAGCGGATACGGCAGACGCTTCGAGGCATAACTTTCCTTTTTGACCGGAGTGTTGGAAAATATCAATACCTCGTCCAGTGGGTGAAAGTTATCCCGCATCTGCCGCTGACAGTATTTGTGCCAGTTGTCGATCATGCCGGACTCCGCATCCCACATATACAACACGTGAAAGCCGTTGTCATGGGTCTTCTGGTACTCATCTGCATAGGTACGAAGTTCCCGGTCAATGGTCCGGATGACGTCCTGCTCGTCCGTGCTCCAAAGCCCCCGCTCTTCCATCCAGATGGCATAGAAGTCCGAGCCCCGTATCATCAAATCGTTCGGCTTTCCGACGATAAATTTCGGATAAATCTCCGTTACGCCCCGCTTTCCCGGGCGGGTGTCGATTTTGAAGAAATCGCTCATGATGAATCGATTTCCTCCTTTCTGTGAGATTTATTCCGGCTTCTTCGTAATGCTGGCCTTGCCGTCGCAGCAAATATCGTTTTCAGGCACAGTCGGAGAGTCATTCTCTTCCTCGCCGTGCTGGTCATAGTTGTGGTGCATCATAGCAAGCTCTGCTTCCGTGTTGCGTGCTTTTGCCTCCGCTTTCTTAAGCTTCTCGTCGCTCTCGCCAAGCATCCTGCAGGCAGTAAAGCCAAACCAGAGAAGCCCCGCGATGAGGATATTCTTCCGCAGCAGCTTGCCGCGCTGCTTCCGGATGGTCGTCTCCGCCATCTCAAGAGCCGACTTGGTGGTCGCCAGTTCGTACATGACATTCATCATTTCCATTGTTCATTTTCCTCCAGTAATTCAGGTCGGTAAATATCAGCCGACCAAGGTTTTTCGTATCTCGGCATGACGTTATCCTCAGAAGTACCCTTCCATCGTCGAAGTTCTCTTCGATAACGCCTTCCATCGGGATGCAGATTTTCGACACATAAACGTCAGGTTTCATTTTCTGCCAACCAGCCCATCAGCTGATACCAAATATCAATCTTGCGCATGTCCTCTTTCGGATGCATCAGCGTGAAAAGTCCACCGGCACCGTTGGGCTGATATTCCCGAGCATTGAATCGGTCCAGCACACTCTGCGCCCTCTCCTCGTCGAAGCGGGTGTCATCCATGGCCACGAGCCCAAGGCTCACGACCATATTCCAGAACCACTGTCCCACCCGGTTTCCGGACGCAGCATCTTCCAGAATATGCTCCTCGATGCGGATGGACAGTGCCACCATCATCTCAAGCATGCTGCACGGAATACCGGCGAAAGCGTCCTGAACGTCCTGATACACGACATTTTGCGTCTGAGCAAACCGGTATCGCAGGTCGAGGCCGTCCTCTGCGCGAGCCCCATCCAGCTCACAAGACGGGGTAAAGTTCTGGTTGTATAAGAAAGTGAGCAGTCTGTGGAACGAAAGCCCCCTCGGCTCCCAGTCTCCACAGACCCGCTCATAAAGCCAGTCAAAATATCGACCGGCAAGGTCTGTGTATATCATTCGTCCTCCTCATCCGGGTGCAGGTCACAGAAACTCTGGTTCACCTGCAGGATCTCGTAATCCTTGTGATAGTTGTGGTTTCGGACATGGATGGTGTTCGGCATGAACTCGCCGAAGTGCTTTAAGGCCTCATCGCCGATGGCTCTGGAAATATCATTCTCATCCATCGGCTCGTCTTCGCCGTCGAATACCAGCTTGCCATCTGCGTAGAAGCTCAGAAAGCTGGTCTCATAATTCTCATCTGCGCCAAACTCATCCGGCTCGATGATCTCGATGGCCTGCTCCGGCTTCCGAATATCTTCCGGGTCGCTCTCGGTTCGGTAAGGTCCCATCGCCAGCTCAAAGCCCTTCTGGTTTGCCTTTTTCTCGACCTCTTCGTCGAGATTGGCTTCCCGCTTTTCCCAGTGTGCCTTCAAGTCCTGCACCTCCTTCCTGTATTTTTCGTCATAAGCACGCCGCATCACCGTGTGCATAAAGTAAGCTCCGGCTGCAAAGCCAGCGCCAAAGAGCAAAATATCATGCATTGCGTTCTTCATCGGGTTCTCCTTTTACGGTCATCAGGGTGAATGCCAGCCCGCCAAAGAAAAGGGAGACGCTCATCAGAACGCCTCCCACAACATGGCGCTTGCGCTGGGTGTCGGTCAGATAGTCCAGAAACAGGAACACGTTTTCTAAACTGTCCATAGCAAAATATCCTTTCACTCAGCAAGAACAGCCAGACCGGAAGCAAAGCACACCCCGGCCATGACTGCGAATACATAAGAGAGTCTCTTTGCGATCCTTGCCATAACTATCCCTCCAAAATATCAGTCTCAGATCTTGTCGATGATGGGTCCGTCGCAGTTGAAGTGGAGTATCACAGAACGCTCGTCGCCGTTGATAAAGTCATTCAGAGCTTCATTGCCCGGAACATAGCAGTGCGTGCCGAGGCTAACACAGTTCTGTTTCGTCTCGTCCTTCGGGTCATAGATCCAGCCTGCGACCTGACCGACCGCCGTCCGGTGGCAGCCCTTGCCGTAGGGGTCCAGCATGTCGATGACTTCGTTCAGGAACAGATGGCCGTTGGTTCTGAGCCGACGGTTCGCCGCGCTCTCTACATTCCGGATGGTCATGGCGTTCAGCATGGAGTCCTTCTCCCAGAGGCTGCAGCTCTCGTCAAAAATCATGGAGTACGGGTCATTGGCTTCCCGCGCAACATCTGCGTACTCCCGGATGACCTCCTCGGTGCCGTCCTCGTTCTTAGCCGTGGACTCCACTTCCACAGCCTTGATGTTGTGCTCCAGCTCGTGCTGCACACGGTCGCCGAAGCGCTCCGTAACACGGCCTTTGTACTCGTTGAAGGCCTTGTCGATGGCGATGTAGGCCGCAGTCAGACTTGCATTCCGCCTAGACATGATATGATGGCTGCCGAACATGCAGGCCAGCGAGAGGCTGCCCAGCGTCACCGCAGGGGCATAGATCTTTGCCAGCCATACGGCGGTGTGGACATAAGTGGCAGTAATATCTTTTTTCATATCATCTGCCGTGTAGGTCTCGCCATCTTTCAGCTGCATTTCGCCGCTGTCCACCTGTGCTTTGGTGGCGTGAATGGTCTCGACCTGAGCGTTGTGCTCTGCGATGATCTCTTCCGCCTTGAGCGTTGCCTTGCAGGCCAGAACAGCCGCCGTCACGCCGCCGATGGCCGCACCCACGATCATAATGGTGGGGCCGGCTTTCTTGAGCTTGAACTTGCCCTTTGCCAGCATCTGGGTAGCCTTGAGCATCATTTCTTCTTTTTTCATAAAATATCAGTCCTTTCTGTTAAGTAAGAGGCACCGGTTTCGGGAACTCGATGCTGTACCCGCCGGGGACGTTCTTGATATATGCACTGGTCAAGTCCTTCCAGCCATACTTGTTATCGGTAAAATTGCAGGTCATGCCCGCAAGGTCGTAGAGGTCGCCAATGGACACCTGTCCGTATTCCCGGATGGCCTCCCACATCTGGTCGAGGATTTCTTCCATGTCCGCCCGGGAGTCTGAAATCAGGTTCTGCCAGTTCGGGATGACCCGCTGGTTCGCCGGCTGACTCCGGTTGGGGTTGGCGTAATAGCGGTCGTAGCTGTTGCTGGAGCCGCGTACATAGTTTGAGCTCTGCGAGCGGGATTTGTCCTCGCCAAATATCATAAGGCTCAGTGCCGAGCTGAAAATGCTCCAGATGCCGTTCTTGAGCATCGGGATGGCATAGTCGTTGATGATACGCTCCTTCACAGTGGCAAGGTCTTCTGCGAGAAACGCGCTTGCCACCTTCTGAATATCAGTCTGCTGGCGTACCGTGACTTTGCCGGTCGTCACCTTCTCCAGCTTTTTCTTCGGCTGCTGACCGGGGGTCTTGTTCAGGCTGCTCGTGGGCATATCGATTTTTGCCATGTTGTCGTCCTTTCAAAATAAAAAAGTAAGAGCTGCAGATTTCTCTACAGCTCTCGCTTTATCTGACATTAGTTCTCCTCTTCACAAGTTTCCTCGTCAGAAGTCACATCCTTCGACTCCACGTCGATGACCTCGTCCTTTTTCGCCTTCTTGCTGGCCATCTTCTCCTTGATGTGCTTGAAACCCTTCTTTGCAGCAGGGATACCATATTTCACACCAGCGCCGATGAGCAGCGCAGCACCAACACCGATCTTGACGATCTTGCCAAGATCGAGGTTTGCATTGCTCTCACAGCCGCAGTCCGAAGTATAGCCCTCCGCCTCAGCAGGGACCAAGTTCTCAACAGGAGCGTTCTCCATCATAGAAGTCTCGTTCTCCATAGTCACGTTGTTCATTTCGTCCATTTTTGTTACCTCTTTCTTATAAATAAGTTTATAATGTCGGAGTATTACCTCCATAAGACACGCTGATTTTTTCGCGCCGGGGTCTGAAAATATCAATACCCCAGCCATTTGGGCGGAGTGCTGTAATCCAGCACAAGACAGGGCGTTCCATCCTCATCCAGTTTCGATGTATAGAAGGTGCTGATCTCCAGAGTCGTTTCCGTGTCCCAGCCCAGAAGGTCGCCGTTACGGTTGTGGTCGATGCCCAGATAGTCAAACAGGTCGTTTTCCGTGACCCGGAAATCACTGAGCAGCTGCTTGTTCACGCCATTGATGGCTTTTTCCAGCATGTTTCTGGACGTGAAAAAGTATGTCCCGGAAAGGCTCTCCCAGCATTTGACAGGTTCGTTATAAAAGTCGTTACCGATGTCGGGCTTCTGGGGCGTTGCCACAGGAGGATTCTTCAGCTCCGGGCATTTCGCCATCTTGTCCAGCGCGACAGCTTCCTTGATTTCCTTTGCCTTCTCCGGCCCGACTGTCTCCACGACTTTGTCCTGATAGCTCCGCAGCGCCGTCTCCGACATGGTGTAAGCCGCTGCCAGCGCAGCATTTCTCCGGTCATTGACGCTGCTCGCTGCGATGATGCATCCGGTTGAGACGCCCATAGAGATGGCTGTGGGGATGTACACCGGCGCTGCCGTCTTGATGATGGTCTTGGCGTCCAGTTTCTCGACGCCAAGCTCTTTCTTCTTCTCGTCCAGCAGGATCATCGCCTTGGGCGTTGCGGTGATTGCAAAGCCGACCGCCGTAAACGCGCCTGCAATACCTAAGCCCAGTAAGATCTTCGAGCTGTTCCGGCTGAGGGTCCTCCTCGCCGTTTTGGTCAGTGCTTTCAAGTTCATGGTTTAGTCCTCCTTCTTCTTATTCATCGAATCGATTGCCTCGATGCAATCGTCAAGCTGGTCATTGAGGCCCTGCATGAAAATCATTTTCGTGATAAACCCATCGCGGGCAATCTTATGATCGATGTACAGCTTAATGTCCTCATTGCCTGCTTTCTTTCCAACCACAAAAAGGCTTTTTGCAGCGCCTACGCCTTCGCCATAAGCTCTGCCAAGCACCCATACCAGACTGCCGCCAATCAATGCACCTACGATCCCGTTAATAATGTTCATGTTCATGCCTCCAAAATATCAATGAATTTATAAAAGAAAGAGCCGTAGATTTCTCTACAGCTCTCGCCTTTTCAGATGTGTCCGTGCTGCTTCAAATTCTCGAAGCGATTTTCTGTTTCACGCTGACTTGTCAGCTCTCCGGAGATGGTGTCATAGATGTATTCGTATGTCCGGATCGGCAGGGTCAGCACATACCGCATCGTGCCATCCAGCACGTGCAGCAGTCTCCTGCCGAAGTCCTTCCATAACTTCATCATAGCATCATCCACCTGAGCGTAATAGTTGCGATTATACATAATTCAAATCTCCTTTATCTGTTCAGTTTGGATTTTCTTCCATAAAGCAGACTGAATTTTTCGCGTCAGTTCGTGCTGTTCTTTTCAGCCAGCTGACGCTGCACTTCTTCCTGCACCATGCCGCGCAGTTCGTCCTCGCTCTTCTGGTCCTCGATCAGGTCATGCCCGAAACCCAGCAGTGCGCTTCCTGCCAGCAGTGCGATGCTTGCCACTCTCCACCAGTTGATTTTATGCATGATAGGTATCCTCCGTATAATCGAGATAGTTTTCTACAGGGTCAAGCGCCGGTGCCAGATAATAGCACTCCAACCCGTCGTCGGTCATCTGCTTGTCGTACTCAAAATCCATCCAGTAGGCGTCCCAGTCATATACCAACTGGTCAAGACACCACCCCATCTGGTCGCCTTCGGGTGTTATGGTCAGTTCGTCGGCGCAGAGATAATTGCACCACTCGTTTACCGAGATGCAGCCTTTCATGGCCAACTCCCGGTTAAAGTAATAAGACGCCTCGATGACCCGTGACATCGTGGCATGAAAATATCTTTTTGAGGCGGGCTCATAGAACAACCGGATAACATCGCCGTCCTTGTCTCGCTGGACATCTTCAGCTTTCGTTTCTTTTGCTGCCTCCATCCGCAGCTTTTCCTCTTCCTCCACACCGATGCACTCCGCCACCTGCCTGCGGTACTGCTGGTAGCTCTTGCCCAGCGCCACATAGGCCGCGCTCAGGCTTGCGATTTCTTTCCGGCTCAGCATGTTCGAGCCGATAATGCACCCGATCGTGCCTGCGCCCAACACCGCCGCCGGAATATAAAACTGCCAGCAGTCCTTGACCTTTTCTTTCATGCCGTACTCAGGCACATCCTTGTTCAGCTCCACCAGCTTTTCGGCTTTGATGGTCGCCTTGCCCGTTTCGATGGCCGTCAGCACTACGCCCACAGATGCACCGATAGCCAGCAGTGTCCCGCCGTTCTTGCGCAGGAATCGTGCGCACGTTTTCGTCAATTTCATTGTTCAACCTCCATTTTGAAAAAATAAAAGAGCCTACGATTTCTCGTAAGCTCTCGATTTGGTTAGCGCTTCAAATACCTTTCAACCTGACTCGTTCTCAGGAATTCATACAGCTTCCGTTCCCAATTCGGACTGCAGTCCTTCATAGCGTTATCGAGTGCATCTGCCGCCAAATCTTCATCGCGCATCATAAGTGTTCTCTACATGATAGCAACGGAGTCAACGCAGAACAATTCGGCAATGCCAAAAAACGCCACTGCGCCCAAAGCAACTTTCACCTCGGATCTCCCGTGTAAATATAATGCAGGTGGATGCCTGCACCAGACTTGCTGGTGGCCTCAATATTTCGCTCATAGCTCTTCTTCCCATCAGGGCCGGGAATATCAAAGTCAATGACGATATGGTCTTCCGGAACTTTCACATAGTGCAGTTTCGATGTGTTCATAATTTCGTACCTCCAAAATATAATTCTGAGACTAACCATCTCATAAAGCGCACTGAAAATTTCGCATCAAAAATAAAAGAGCCTACGATTTCTCGCAAGCTCTCATGGTCAGTTCTTCTGTTTGGTATAACTTGCCATGAGGAAGTCCACGTACTTAGCAAATACGGGTTTGAAAGTATACCTTGCAATATAAGAAAGCCCGTCTGCACCAATGTAGTTTCCTCTATCATAGAGTCTACTCCATGCCAGGCAGTATCCGTTCAGTCCTCCATATACAAACAGCATAAATCCAGTCATTCCCATAATACCAATTTTCAATGCTTTCTTCATAATTGTTCAACCTCCAAAATATAATTCTGAGACTAACCATCTCATAAAGCGCACTGAAAATTTCGCGTCACAGCACTCCGGCATTCTTCAACAGAGCCATCAGGTCTTCCTTGCTCAGCTCAGCGTCTATGTCCAAATGCAGGTGGACTTTCTTTTCCGTCTCGCTGTACACGGTAAAAATATCATTGAGCTTCACTGCTGTGCTCTTGTATCCCTGCTTCCGAGCAGTCTTGCTAATCGCCTGCGCAATAACACTGCGCAGAAAAGCAGATTGGATGTGCATAACATCCTCCATAGTGTTCAACCTCCATTTTGAAAAAAAAGATAAGAGGGCGTGTATCTATCAGATATTATCTTCCAGATTGCTCTCTTGCATCTTCTTCAACATTTCCTTTTCAGCCTTGTAGTTCGTCCACTTCTCGTAAGCAACACATGCTCCGATGACTGCTGCATACAGCCCCAGAAAAGTGCCGCTCCACTTAAAGCTGTCGCCCCAAGTAATCGGTTTGTTCATAAAGTTCTTAATAGCTTTCATCATAGGTTTTTCTCCTTTCAATGTAAGCCCTCTTACCTCCATAAAGCAGGCTGATTTTTTCGCGCCAGACAAAAAGAAAGAGCCTATGTTTTCATAAGCTCTTCCCGAGATAAAGCCGATGTTACGTCGTTTGCCGGTCTATCGTAAAAATATCAGTCTTTCGACGGCCGGAAAATCTGTACGAACAGCCACATCACGAGTGCAACAGCGCACCCGATCAGGAATGTCGTAATGATCTGCCCGACCGAAATCGTATAGTTCCAAATTTTATTAAAAATAGATTCGTTCATAATACGTTCTCCTTTATTTCGGGCTTTATCCCATAATATGAGGAGATTTTTTCGCGTTTCTTGCCTTGGTCAAAGTGCGTCTTCGTAAGTACCTTTGTTGATCTTGTCCCTGATATAAGCTAATCTTATTGCGTTTATTCTTTGTTTCTCCATGGCCAGCCAGGCAAGGTAGTCATTGGTTTCAAGCTCCGTCGTATCGTGAGCTTCATTATTGTGCTCGCACATAATATTTCATCCTTTCTCAAATTAAGCTTCTGTCAAACACGGTCTCCCACCGCTCTTTCTTGAGCGGTTTCATCCGCAGCGCCCACATGAGCTGTCGGACAGTGACCGTCGGAAAGTACCCATGCGAGTCCTTCTTCTTTGCGTGAGCATCAAAATACTCCTTGAATCCGATGCGCAGATAAATTTTGTCGGTCAGCCACGGGTCGATAGGCCCCCAGTAGGTCGCTTTGGTTTCCTCGTTGTAGCGCTGTTGGATGACGCATAGTCCCTTGTCCCGTTCCATGTAAAGGGTCGAAACACGGTAGACCGGATGGTCGCAGCGGTATACCTTGCCGTAGTAGTTCGTCCAGTTGTCGGGCGGTTCTTCATGGTATCTCATAAAAATAAAAGAGAGCCCGAAGCTTTCGCCTCAGACTCTCCAGTCCTCCTTACTTTCTAAAGATGTTCTGCATCAAAGTTCTGGAACCATCCTTGAATGTCGGCGACAGCGGAATGTGTCCTTCTTCCTCGTTGAACCATCCGTTCACCTGGTTCCATACGAATAAGCCGCCCATGATGAGCGTTCCAGCAATGCCGCCCACGGTCTTCAGAATTTCGATCCTGCGGTCAGAGTCAGCCTTCTGCACGTCGGCTTCCGCCTGATGCCACTTCAGCTGCAGTTCGTCTTCCTTCGCAGTTTTGCTGTTCTCTTCCGCAGTCTCGTTCATCTGCATCTCGTGGAGCTTTGCCAGGCTGTTCACCGCAGCGGTATACTCCTCAGAACCGGGCTTCATCGTTTTCAGCGATTCCATCCCACTTTCCAAAGTCTCGTTCAATAATGTTTTGTTTTCCATTTTGATCTTCTCCTTTATCAGTAAATTCGGAGTTTCCTCCGTTAAACGGACTGTTTTTCTCGCGTCTCCAGCGGTTTCACTTTCAGCACCACATATTCGGAGCTTTCCAGATATTCTATGGATGTCGTCAGGTCGAGAAAAATATAAGGATGTTCGTTCTCGTCTCCGGGGGCGATCATCAAGTTCCTGACCGCGTTCCTGCCATGTACGCACTTCCACCCGACCGAAACACCGAACAGAAAGCCCAGCACGATAAATATCAATGCAAGCAGGTAAACCAGATACACCATTTTGAATTTCTCCTTTGTAATATTCTACACCGCCTTTTGGGCGAGTGCGTGATGAAAAAAATAAAGAGCTGTAGATTTCTCCACAGCCCTTGCCGGCTCAGATGTCGTTGCGAATCAGAAATAATTCTCCTCTGTTGCAAGCAGCTCGTACCAGACCACTGGCCCGGATCAGGTTTATCGCGTTCGTGTAAGATACCTGTGCTGTCGAGGCATTCGCATACTCGCCTGTACCAATGTACATAACTTTCTGGTTGCTCTCGATAAATACACGTATCTTATCCATCGCGTTAACATAACCGCGGTCGTAAGTAGCCTTTACTCTCTTGTAATGTTTCATCGTAAAAATCTCCTTTCGTTCTTCGGAAGACATCTTCTTCCATAAAAGAAGCGGAGTTTTTCGCGTCTAACTTAGAATAGAAAAAAGAAAGAGTCCGAGTTTCCCCGGACCCATCTCTGGTCGAATGTTTTATCGTATGCCCATGTAGTAATCCGTAATGAGCTCGAGTTCGTTGCGTTCCACCTCAGGGTAAGAGACGTTCATCGTCTCGTTAAAGCCCTTCTCGATAGAATTCATCATTTCCTCGAAACCCTTAATAATATACTTAAACATAGCAGTTACCTCCCATTATTAACATTTTCTTCCATAAAGGAGGCTGATTTTTTCGCGCCTGCGCAAAAAGATAAGAGAGCGAAATATCTTTTCCGTTACTTCGTTCTCTTAGATTTGTTACTTTTTATCAAACACTTTGGCCCATAATATATAGCCATACCAACAGCTAATATAACCTCGACCCAATAGTAATTCGTCATCAGCATATTCATCATATCAGTCATAATCGTTCCTCCAATTATAGCTCTCTTATCTTCCATAAAGGACACTGAATTTTTCGCGCCCATGCAAAAAGAAAAGAATGGGATTTGGACCCATGACCTCCGCAGTTAAGCGGCGCTCTCCCATGCTGAGCTATCTTCTCCATAATATGCCATGAATTTTTCGCGTCTGCGTAAAAAGAAAGAGCCGCTGATTTCTCAGCAGCTCTCACTCTTTAGTGTCTTCTCTTTGTTCTCTGTCTCACCTCTTCCGTTTTTGCGCCAATGAGGCCGATCGCCTTCACCAGCAGTACAATGATCAGAATTGCAATAATCAGACTAAACATAAGTATCTACCACCTTTCATAAAGGCGGCTGAAATTTTCGCGTCCGGATAAAAAAATAAAGAGCCGCAGATTTCTCCACGGCTCTCGCCTTTAGCAAGACAACTCAACCCAACAATGGTATTGTCCACAAGGCAGTGCGTCCCAACTCGGATGCTTCATCTTATACGGGCATTGGTTTCAATTCATGATATTATCAGAATCTGCAAGAAATTCACGTATAAGATTATTGTCTTCGTTATTGGTCCAATCCACTTTGCTCCAATCTCTTGTTGCCATTTATCTCACCTCCATAAAGGAGTCTGTTAATTTCGCGTCACTGGCGTTCGATGCTCAAAAGCCAGAAGAACTTGCGGTAGAAGTCGTAGTACATCTGGGAGCCGCACGGACATCCCCTTGCACGAAGACTCCTGTAGGACAGTCCTTCAGTTACACCTTTCCGGGTGTACGTTTGGAGCGCCGGTTCCATTTTGGCAATGCAGCAGTCAATGAGTTCAATGTGCTGCGAATAGTACGCTCTCAGCATTCCTTCTCGTGCAGTCGGGTCAGATGGTACGTTGCTCTTTACGATGCCACCCATATCGCCCTCCTGCGCTCGCCAGCCATTCAGCCTCGCCAGTGCCCGTTTCCAGTCGTTGTATTGGAAACAGAAGTTCTTAAGTTCCAGGTATCGATACTTCGGCAGACAGTAGGGATTCTTTCTGGAGAGTTCCGGTTTCTCGTGTTCCATTTTTTCCTTGACTCCATTTGATAAATTTCAAGTGTGCTCTCGCGACATCTTGATTTATCAAATGGTAACAATGGAAACGGACTCCTGCGTCATGAACTTGCTTATGCCGAGGCAAAAAAGAAAAGAGACACAAGATCTCTCCTGCGTCTCTCGTCTTGTAATCGTCACATCCGAGCTTTAGGTGTCTATTTGTGTCTTTGGTGTCATCCTGGTGTAAAACAACGAATTTCTCTTAAATAATTGTCGCTGTTACGATTCTTTCCGTTCAACGATAACTTGTTTCCATAGTAATTCCTTATATCAAATCGATTTCAAATGG